CCCCACTTAGGTAATCCTTGTCTCTACCTTTACTTAAAATAAGTTGAAGGTATGCTGCCATATTCTCCTCTCCACCTGTTGGGGATCCCACTAATTTAAAAGTCGGATGTTGTCTGAGTATATTATGCAGTTTTTTCTGTATAAATCTTAGAACAAACATCTTGAATGGCGGCCCTTTCGTTATTGTTCTGACCTTTAATGGTTCAGCTAACGAAACTGGTATTGCATTGTTAGGTTCGCGTGATGCGATCCCCTTGCAAATGTGCCATAATCTCGAAAATCCTTTTTGGAAATTTTCAGTCTTGGGGTTATAATTAATTACCTCCTGTTCCTGAATTTCCTCTTCAATTTGATACCAATTATATTTGGTCTTGAAGTTTGGAGTAGATTCATAATAATCTATATCCTCGTTTTCGATTGATTCTTCTTTTTTAGTTTGGTATCTTTGTGTCTGTAATTCATTATTTTTTCTTCCTATGAAACCACCTGGTACTCGCATTGCTTGTACCATTGGGTTGTCTAAAATAGCGCCAACACTTCCCGCATTGTCCCGATTATTAATATAATTGGCACTGGTGCTGGGGAAAAAAGCTTTAACCCTCTCCTCTTCATCCACTTCTTTTTTGGCTTGATCACTAAGTGATCTATACCTCTGAATTGTTGGACCTAGGATTTCTAATACAGTTCTTGAGATTTCTCTCTCGAGTGTATTCTGGGTTATAGTAATAAGGTTGCTTTGGCGTTCGTTTATGACGACTCTCACTACAAATTCCTTAAAAGGTATCTGCTCCTTTGACAGATCCTCTTGGAACTGCACTTCACTCATTTTAAGAATCTTTTCGCCTACCCTTGCCATCCCAGTCTTTGACTGGTTTATGGATGTTAAGAATGACATTCGCTTTGTTTTTGTAACTCTCTTCAAAAAGACAGTACAAAATCTTCCTGCGCTACCTGAGAATAATATCTTAGGGTCATCTTCTCCAGTGAATGGTTTTGGTGGTAGTGTCTGGTTATTCCAGATTGAAAAGAATGCTGCTATTTTATATTTAAATACAGTCATAATTTTCTTCTCTTCCGGTAAATTTTTATCCGTCGAGTTTATAAGTGATTGATAGTGCGGAATCGTGGTTGAGATTTCTTTTCCTGTATGGTTCTTATAGCCATAGAGGCATAGGATATCGTATAATGTACGGAGGTTTTCTCCGATTGTTGTTGTTGTTGTTTTGATCTTGCGACGTCGTACCGACCCTAATTTATTTTCTACCACCTGTGGTGATAGATAGTAATACTTAGGATTAATATGATGTTCGGAGCTAGCTGCTACCAGGGGCGAGTTTTTAACTTGCGATTGAGATATCATCGTGATGTCTTGACTAAAAAA